CTTTGATTATCCAAAGGTCTTTTTCAGAATCAATATTGTTTACATTACCAATACTTTCTTCTAAATTCTTTAAATCTGCTATTAAATCTAACCAGCCTTCTGTTTCAGTCATTCCTAGTCTATCAACTAAGAACTTTTCATCGGTTTTAACCATTTTTACTGTACTGTGTTAGATAAATTAACTTTGTTTCCTGCTTCCCTGGCTTTTGCCAGGTTAAGTATTGTTTCAGATTGTAAATGTTCTACTTCTGGAATGTTTCTAGCAGTTTCAGAACGCATATTTTCAATATCTGCAATACCTTTTTCAATTGCTATAGAATCTTTTTGCAATTTAAGTATTCTTTCTTGTAGATCTATGTCGTTAGGTTGTTTACTCATAGCATCAGCTTGATGTGACATAGCCCTAGACTCTTCTTCTTTAGCTTCAGCCAAAGTCTTTTGTACATTAGCTTGTAATTGCTGCATTTCAAGCTGCATACCCATTTGTTGCATTTCTTGTTCTTGTGGATCTGGCTCACCACCCTGCATAAGAGCATTAACAATCTGATCTCTATTATGTATTGAAGAGTTTTGGAATAATGCCAACAAAATAATATTAAAAGCTGGTGAATCTTGCGGTATGGTTTGTAACATTTGCACCATTTGAGTCATTTCTAACTCTTTAGCCATAATGCCCATCGTTGAATACGGAATAAATTTGTAATCGTTAACAGGATACCTGTCTACATCAAACTGTATCTTTCTCCACATTGCCTTGTTTATTAAAGGTATAAGGAATGTGTTTTGGAAATTCATTAAAGTACGCTTTTGTCGTTTAATTGCAGCACTTTGCATCATTGACATGCCACTAGCAGTATCTCCACCTTGTGAAGCACTATCAGCAGAGCCAGTTCCCATTTGAATCATGTTTTGAAGTGAGGCAACCTGATTAAATGTATTAGGATCTGTTGTACCCATGTCGAGCGGCATGATAGCATCTCTAGGATTACCATTGGTCAAGACAGTTTTTCCTGCTCTCACTTCAAACTTTACGCCTCTTGGCAATCTACTCGCATCTGCGGCCATCATTGGCGTAGTAGTTAAAGCCAAAGAGTCAATTCTTGCTCTCATTTCAGCATCTAGAGCTTTTTGTGGATTATACCCCTTCTCACAAACCCCCCTACCCCAGAACTTGTTTGGTACGATGTCGTGTTGATAAGAAATAAATGGTCTATCGTTCATCATAAACGCATTTTCTTCAACTCTAAGAATATGTTGGTCGTTACACATGGTAACAACAGCCTCAACTAACTCATTTGCGTTAGATTTGTCATATTCAAAATCATCTTTGTCCACATTTTCACTTAAAAAGCGTTTTGGAACCAATCCCCAGTACTCGCAAATCTTAACAGAGTCAGATTCGTCTGCTTGTTTTGTTTCTGGATCGTAACCAAACTTTACTGTGTCATAATCACCATCTAAAGGCACATCTCTATAAATACCAGAGCGTATACCTTCAACAACATGGTATCTAGGTTTAATAACTTCGTGAGCAACGCCTAAAGCATCGTCAATTGAGTTGGCTGATGGATCAATAAGAAATTCTTTAGGTGATATAGGCTCCACATGAACATCAATAGCAGGATATTCGACTACAGTACGAGTTGTAGCCATTGTTCCTTCAATAGCTTGTTCTGTTGGAGATCTTTCTATTGTTTGTTTAACAACAATTTTACCAACACCTGTTCCATAGATGGCACTATTAAGAAAAACTTCGCATATAGCATCTTTACAGCCAGTTTTTTCGAGATCTTCTTGCAATAAATTTCGCACATATTCAGCATCACTAGGATCCTGGTCTAAATAATCATCCTGTATATCGAACCATTTTCCCCTGCCAAATGTTGCTTCCTCGAGTTCGGCAACAGATGACTCAACCGCTTGTTGTAACGCAGGTGATATAAGTTTTGATCGTTCATTTGCTCTTGTTTTATCTTCAGCAGACCAAATACCCCTCCACAATCTGTAATATTCATCCCACATAGGAATGTAATTAATATTTCTGTGAGTTCTCCACCCGTCAAGACGATAATTTAACCAACTTGCTAATGCTTGATATTTATTTTCTTGATTATTCATATTATTTCATGCAGACCTCTAGTAATAGTAGCCGATTTTAACAGTTATCATTCTCAATTGCAAGTGATAATCGTTATCATTTAGTGTATTGACCGATTTACTTCTTCAACTGCAATTAAACCATCTACTAACATTTTGCAAATTGTTAAATCAACCATTTCTTCTCTTTCTGTTATATCTTCAGGTATATCTTTTGTTAAGTTACTAATAATCTGACAAGCAACAATGTATCTTTCTGCTAAAGTTGTATCATCCGCACTATATTGCAGCAACTCTATCATTTCTTGCTCAGTCATATCTTCTTCAAATATGTCTTTAATATCCAGCAACATCATCTAGTGCCTCCCAATCATCTGCCAATTCAATAGAGTGTGCGAAGTCTGCTACTGATACCTGGTCTATATAGGCCAAAGCATCAAGTTGATCGTCATGTGCTAAGTGATTTGGAAAGTCATTTAGTTGCCCTAAAAACTCTTTCCAATCTTTTTTATCATTAAAGCTAACCTGGCCATGTTCCATTCGACCTTGTAAGGCCCAAGTTATGCGTTCTGTTTTCTTTTTTCCACCATGGCGTAATTCAACAATTGTTACCCATCGTCCAGCAATACGCATTTCATCTTCCAAGTAAGGTAATATAGCGTTTCGCAACGACCCTGTTTCGATACCAACGGTTGCTGCTTCTACCTTCATCGCAGATGAAAGAATTTTTTTTGCAGTTTCTTTTACATTCCAACGACCATGTAGTATGTCTTTAACCCACCACTTATCACGATCTATCTTGACAATCGCAATAGCCGTTTCGTCCAATCTCGATCTTTTTAAATTCCTTTCCTTTTCTATAGACTCAAATCCAGCAGGGTCTACAGCTATAACATATGATCCTTCTTCTGGCTCTTCAGATTTCTCAAACCACTCTTCTTTAAATATGCCGCCAGAGTTAGTTTCAAACGATGCCTCAAATTCTTGCCTAAATGACATAGATGACATGGTTTTACTGGCAGCCTTTATTTCACTATCAGGTATAAACGGATTATCGGTTGATGTAAATTGAAACGCATCCCAATCGTCATCTTCAAACGCATCTACATACAAATCATAGAAATGATTTTTACCAGCAGGTGTTCCAATAAATAAAGCACCGCCTTGCACATCTGAAAGTGTAGGCCTTATAATCTGTTCCCAGACTTGTGGCTTCATCGAAGCGTATTCGTCAAGCACACAAAATGCCAGGCCAACGCCGCGGAGCGTATCAGGCCGATCGCTGCCTTTTAAATAGATCTTTCTTCCATTGATCAGGGTGAGTACTGCTGTATTCTCATGGGCCTGTGCTATTAAGTCTTTACCTAACTCTTTTAACATTGCCCACATAATGTCTTTTGATTGCTGAAAAGTAGGCCCTACATAAAACACATCTTTAGATTCGCTTTGTATAGCGTTAATAAGTAATAACCAAGCAGAAAGGTAGGACTTTCCAAATCGTCTTCCAGCAGCGACTATTTTAAATCGTTTTTTAGAATTAAAGATCTGCAGCTGTGCTGGATGCAAATCAATGTTAAGTTCAGACATTCTTTCCTACATTTACAATAACTTCATCGTCAGTCTTTTCTTCTGGCTCCACTAACTCAGCTTCGTCATATTCACTAGCTTTTTGTTCTATTGACTCAATAGAGGCCACATTTATAATGACCTGGGCATCATTTTTAACTCTATTAGGATCAACTGCCTTTTGTACAGGTAAAATTCTATCCATACACATCTTTAAACAATGCACATCACCTTCTTTTGCTTTTGCTAATACCGTTGCTACGATCTCTACAGCGTTCTCATTCATGAGTTCTCTAGACAGAGCTGCATACTTATTCATCGTACCTTTAGGTTTACCTGCAGGATTTAAAGATGGCATCCCTTTATAAAAGTTAGGATTACCTCTTTTCTTAGGTTTATCCTCTTTATCTTCAAAAGGTGTCTGAGGTGCTAAAGGCGGTGGTCTTTCTGACATATTAAATGCAAATGATAATTATTATCAGTTAAGTATAACACTTAATAGCAGATTGTACGAGTTTTTTTGAAATTTCGTTTTTTGTGGTTGTGTGAATATACCCGTAACAAAATATTTTTTGTAGCTGGGTGGGCCCCTATAATTTTACTGTGAGTAAAAAAAGTTGACTGGCAGGAAAAACCTGAGCTGATCCGAAATTTATTAAGAATAAATAATATTTACTGGCAGTAAAACCATAAAACTATAAAAATAATATTAAATATTAGAATTTAAATATAAAAATGTAGGGTAATAAATATTTTTAATCTATTTGAATCAATAACAGATCTAAAACCAATATAGTTTTAAAGGCTTATATTTTAGATTTAAAGGGTATTAAATTTATTAGATAACTATTAGTATTAAGATAATAAAAAAGCCCAATTAAAAGGGCTTTTGTTTATCGGTATTAGGTTGTAAAGTATTACAGATTGTATATTAATTTTAATTCCGTATCAATAGAATTATAGAAATAAAAAAGGGCCTAATTAAAGGCCCTTAAATTTAGATCTATTACTATTTATTGAAAGTTAAAAGTACTAGCACCTATATCAAGTTTGTTTAGATTATCTTCGATTAATTCCATATTATCGAAATCTCTAACTAGTTCAACCGATACAGAATAATCACTATTACATTTAACACAATACCAGTTTTCGGAATATACCCCTTTAGATTCGTTAAACTCTAACTCACCATTACAATTGTTTTTTATACATTTACTCATAATATTATTATCCTTTAATGATTTAAATAACTAATGTTTTTAATTGAACTATCCCAGCAATCCGAACAAGTTAAACACTTACCATTTATTGCTTTACAGGTAGCATTTTTTTTATTACTTACAACCGTTGATGTATTTTTAAATATAGGTGCTTTACCATCTATAAAAGAACCACTTAAACGGATAATTAAATTTTTAGGTATATCACCTTTATAGTTATTAATAAACTTGCTTTCCTTTGTCGGCAACCAATGTTTGACATTAGGTGTTTGTTTTGCTATTTGGACAATTTTATCCAAATGTTTAAAACTTTGTAAATCGCCACTATCATGCCACCGAAATAAACCACTATTAACAACCTGTTTTTGATGTTTCATTATATAAACCATAGCATTGACCCAGTCTTTAGAAGTTATCGCTTTTAATCGCTTATTTTGGGCCTTCTCAATGTTTTTTGCATATCGGACATAATTACCTTTTAAAGCATAACAATCCGAACAAACAGAATTTTTAATTTTTCTTAATTTACTTCCAGTTATACAATCCTTCGCACTTATTGAATAACTGATTGTCGGCATTTTTGAAGTAACTGTATAACC